TGACAGTAAAAACTCCATCCGGAAGAGCAATGGCATTGTCTCCAGTTCTTATATACATGTCTCCTTGCCTAATAACTCCGATGCCTCCACCAGAAGAGTTGAATCCGATATACCCGTGATTGCTGTAGCCTGCCATTTAATTATTCTCCTATAAATACCGTAGATTGAGGAGGAGTCCAAAGACTTTGAGGGAGATGGGGAGCAGTTCCATGACCTGCTACAGAGTCGTATTTTACTAAAACGTTCACCCCTCCAGATTTTACTGTGGACTGAAGGGAAGAGGATACCATGCCACCAGAGAAATCTCCATCCACACCCACTAACTTACCATTGATATAGACTTTAGGAGCTGACGCGGACAGGGTATGACCACATTGAGTATTAGGATTTCCGTCCACAGCGATTAGAAGTGCCATCAGTTTAGATGAATTTCTTCGGCGGTAAGGTTGATATTCTTCTCTGAAGTAATATTCAAGTCTTCAAGTGAGTGCATATTTAAAGTTCCGGAAACGGATACGTGGGAGTTTGCGTCGGATGTAATTTCAACATTTCCATGTGCTGAGACTGCTATATTTCCGGAAGCCTCTACAGAAACATGACCTGATGCTGCGTAAGCATATATTGACGATGCTGCATAAGCATATATTGACGATGCTGCATAAGCATTTATATCTCTACCGGCGGACACATTTACATCTTGGTTATCACATTTTATATCAATAGAGCTAGATCCATAGTTTCTAATCTCTATGGGGGCATTACTCCCCTTCTCAACATTAATAAAAATCTCGCCGGTTTTGCTTGTAATATGAATATTTCCAACGGATTCAACGTTTATAGAGTTTTCTCCTGTGTGAAAATCTTGGTCAGTCTGAATCTTGATAAAGTTTCCATATCCATCATCTAATAGAATTCTGCTGAACTCTGGACCTACACCATCATCAATAAGAATTCTCTTTCCTGTTTTGGACTCCAAGAGGATATGATCTTCCTGGGTTACAACCACCTTACCCTTGCCTGCAGGAGTATTATATACTTTTTCGGATAATTCAATCTTGTGACCCGTTTCAGACTTCCATATAAATTTCTCGGGAATCCCATTTGGTCCTCTGTAAACCGTATCGTACTCTGGAATAGAAGGGCTGAGTACGGTATCAAAAGGGCGTAGCCCAGATTTTGCCGCGTCATAATCGTAGTGTTCTAACCTCCCGCTGCTTGATTCCTGGGTAACTGCAAACCAAAAATACTCTGAAGACAAATCCGAATCCAAAGTCCTCATAACTAGAACAACGGTTCCTGGAGGTGGTATGTGTACAAATCCGGAATTGAATCCCCCAAAAGGGGTGGTACCTCTAACCCAATGCTTTTTTCCCCCAAATAACTTTGGGTGCTGGACCTCTAGTCTTCCTTCCATGTCAGGGTCTGCATTATCGTGAACTTCACATTTGTAAACTGTAGTGTCGAACCTACTCATTGTTATCCTCTCTCACTGAAGTTCCAAGGGAATTCCTTAGAAGACTTATCTCCGTCAAATACCCTTCAGAAGGACTTGCAATATGTTTTATTTCGTAAGGAGTATACGTACCAGAAAGCCAATGAATATTTCTAACTCCAGTGACTCTTTCTCTGGACAAATCATGAACATCAAAAACTACAGACCTAACGCTATTGACGTCCATGATAGTATCAAGCTCCGGAACACCGAGAATCTTGATACGAACTTGAGTTGGATATCCTCGCAAGTAGTCTGAAGCATATGCTTTTAAAACTTTGTCTGTATTAATACCTTTGCCTTTTATGAACTGATCAAACAAATTATCCTTTTTCAAAGTGTACGCTATATCGGTACTAGTGCTAAAGGTCTCTGAAGTTGAACCAAAAACTACATCGTAAGTAGCCGAATGCTTTCCGCCTTGCAATTCTAGAAATGAAGACAAGGACGCCCTATCTTGAAGCATCGCAACAAAAGATCTAAAGGCTCTTTCTTTTTTGGGATCTTTGGATCTTCTAAGAACACCTCGAACTTCCTTGGAGTCAATTGTACTTCCCAAATCTTTCAAAAAGCCCAATGTTTCTTCGCTTATCTCCACTGCCTTGCGGTCATTACCCTCTTGCATCGATATAGAAGATCTAATCCTTTCCCTTTTATCCTTATCTTCTATAATCGTGTCAGACTTCGAAAGCTCCTTCACAAAGTAAAATAGAGACTCTGTAATTCGGTCATACGTCAAGAATTCTGAGTTATTATTTATAGATAGAAAGCTTTTAATGCCTTGTATGCTTTGGGTCAAATAAGCCAAGTCACTAGTAAAATCAAAAAATTTGACGGTAGAATCATTTCCTCCATATGTAAGAAGAGTGTTTCTGAAAGGTTCGCCAGGATAATTCAATTGTGGATATGAGAAAATTTCCATATCCTTATCTTTATAATCGTTTTCCCCAGCAAATTTACGTTGAGTTACTGTTATTATGGTAGACTTTTCTTTGTTTTCTATATGAGTTTTATATACTTCTTTTAGGGTCTTTGTTCCTCGCTCGTCAAACAAAGCAGGAGACTGAGTATAAAATATAAAATGCTGTTCAGGATCATCAAGCAAACTATTTATTTTTTCTAAAAAATCGAAAATAGTCTTCTTTAGAGGAGTTCCTTCCGGGCTAATCCAAGAAACTTGAAGAAATTGTGCGTAGGTGTTAAGTTCACTTTTCTCGTCATCTGAAAGATCTTCGTAGTTTACTCTCTCTGGTGCTGAGGCTACCCAAGTCCTGTCTAACCCCGCAGCATCCGTTACTAGCTTTTGATATTTCTCGTCGGCCTCTATGGCTAATTTGTCGCGGCTAAGTTTGGCATCCTTGATCTTTCCAGATCCGACGTATCCAAGGGTGGCAGGAAACTCAACTCCTGTGTTGGTTCTTATTGTTGCATGCGTATTCCCCGTTGAGCTTCCACTCTGAGTGGTTATATCGTCGGGAGTAGATATGACAGAGTACGTTAATCCTCCACCGTCAGGATCTAAACCTGCCGCAGTGAGGTCGTTTGGGCTAATGTCAGTACTGTCTAGCCCTACATTGAGTGGTTGACCTCCAACCTTGGAATCTCGAGCTGCTTTCAGATTACCTACCATATCTGAAGCTCCTGGCTGAAGTTGGTCCTTGTGGAAATATTTGTACTCTGGTTTGCCTGTCCCTCCTGGTCCCATTTTAGAGTATGTTACCTTATAGGTATCTTTGAAATCGTCGGATATGGAAACAAGTTGCACATCAAAACCAAAATATTCAAATATTTTGAACGTAGCATCTTTCGAGGCAACTTCTTTAGCAGCTCTCCTTTGTGGCCATTGCTGGGTGGCAGGCTCGTCTGGGTCATCCACAAAAGCATTTGCAGTTACGTAGGAATTATACATCCCCCTAAGCTTGTCTTCAATTGAATTCCAATCAATATCCTTCAACCTAACATCAGTTTTTAGAAAGTGACTAAAATGTTGTGCTAGCAATTTTTCAATAACCTCTGTAAATCTCAGGTTGTCCCCTTCATACCTTAGCCACTTATCTACTGGAGTCGAATGCGCGGAGTCACCGGGCCTTGGCTTTAGTTTCTGCCAACCCGGGCGTCTCCCTCTTATTGTCCGTATAGTTTTACCACGCCATTGAGCCTTTAGTAGACCCTTTGTATATTGATTCGTAAAGGAGGAATCTCCAACGGCAGTGATGGATAACAGTTTTTCCTTGCCAGAAGAAAAGGTATACTTTAGGTCTGTCAAAGTAGCCAAATGAACCTTAGAAATTCCATCCTTCTTCTCCTTACCATACCCCCACTGAATCAAAATTTTAGGAAGCCAAGAAATTGGCTTATCCGTCTCAACGTCTGAATAAAAGTTATTATGATACTCTTTTATTAATTCCTCTACTGCTTCTAAAGGGTTTATAACATCTATCTTATAAGTTAAGCCTCCTCCGTCTTCAGATACGACAGAATACTCAAACTTTTTTAGATGATTAGTAACATCATAAGTTTTAAACGCCTCTGTATCTGAAACCAGAACAATTTCCAGAAAGAACGGTTTCTGCGGATTTAGAAGTCCCATAATTTAACTCATTATAGGAATTATAATTTGTTTTCCTGCAGTTAGTTGTTCAAAAGGATCAATAATTTTATTAGCCGCACATATCAACCACCAATAATCTGGAGTACCATAAATCTTGAAAGACAGTAAGTCGGGTCGTCCATCCATTCCAGCAGGAATAATTGCAACCCTGCTAGGAAGAGCACTCAAGGACTCAACAATTTTAGACCAACTCTCTGAAGAAGTTATATCTACAACTGGAGTATTTCTGAAACTTCGTTTTGTTGGACTATACAAAGAATACCTGGATTTACTGTTTGCCATTTTACTTAATCACCATGATAGTGTCCCATCCTGGAGGGTTTAGAATGGAAGGTACCCCGTCCTCGTCATACTTTATACCTTGAGAAAAACTTTCTAGCTTCAGGGAGATATCAATCTTTCTAGGCACGATACTCATCTTTGGATTTGAATGATTCTCATACCCCCACCTCTCATCATACTTTATGGTGTAGGATTTTAGAATATACTTTTCTGAGCTGGAGTACAGACTTCCGAATTTCAAGCGTACTATAGGAGGACCATTTATATTATTAGGATCATTAGACCTTACCACGGAACCTTGAACGACCTTTACAGAGTTCATAACATGAGTCCACAAGCCATCGTTAACCTGAGATCTTTCCATTGCATCATAGAAATTTTTGTTTGCTAATTCCGCATCTGTTTTGAAGGGCTCTGCTGGAGCGGGTGAAACCCCCTGACCCATAACACCTACATCCCAAGGATTAGGCGTGTGTTGTGTTGCCAGTTCATCTGTCCTAAGTCTTTCCGACTCCAATAAAGCTCCTCCCTGAAGCATAAATTGAAAATCTTTAGCTGCACCCTCCAGTATGCCATCTGTAAGGGATTGAATGTGAGGTTTTTGAATTGAAAAATCTACAGAAACCTTTTTAGGAGAGGCTCCTACCCACAATCTCCAAGGTTCATTCCTATTCATTATCTCGTTAGACACGTACTTAGCATCTCGAGATTCTGAAATTCTAGGGTTTGAAAAGAAAGGAATTCTGAAATCTATCTCTTGGTCATCATCAAAATGAAACTCTACCCATCCTTTATCCTCTAATTTCTCTTTTCGCACAATTTCCCTTATGAACTTCGGTCCCCCAGTTCCGAAAACAGCACCTATGATAGCATTCGTAGCTAGCCCTACACCTTGTCGTTTTAGCTGGTCTCCTACGTCAGGACCTAAGCCAATACTCATTCCTCCTACAGTAGGAACTCTAGGTATCATACCTCCAAATGTTTGGCCTAAGAATCCGAACACGCTTCTTCCGAATAAACTATTACCTCCGGAAGGAAGATCTTGAGCCCGGTGATTTTCTATACTCTCGCCTAGGCTTCGTTGATAGTCTGATAAAGGATCTCTTCCGATAGACATATTAGTTCATCCCCTCTTGGCCTGCTGGCCTAAGTTGATTCGTAAGATTATCAATTTCCGGTGTGATGCTAGCGTCGTGAATCTTTTCTAATACCTCGTTGGTCTTCGTTCCTATGCCAGACTGGGATTCCTGGAATAGTTCCCATGTAATGGCTGCTCTTCTCATATCTGCACCTAACGATTTTAGTTCAGCAAGATGAGGAGATGATTTGGTTAGAGCATCTGCGGTTCTTTTTCTTTCTTCTTGAGCTTCTCGATGGCGTCTCTTCTCTTCTTCACTCTTTCCAGTAATAGCACTAAAAAGCATTGGCCCAAACATTGCTACTCCCAGTGCAGCGATTCCCACCGGGCCTCCTAGAAATCCTAGTGCTTGCATTCCTTTGCCTTTCACACGCCAACCTTTTCCTCTCCCTCCCGTTCTCAAGGCAAACAACATTCTAGTTAGCAAACCGTCCCTTTTATCATCTTTAAAGGCCCTGATTCTCTGCAAGGCTTTTAGTGCAAACAGAGTAATAAGGAACTTTGACGAAAATTTAATAACACCCGCAATGAAACCACTTGCAAAATTAATCCACCCTACAAAGATATTCAATAGTTTCAGCACATCAACTTTCATAGGAGTCATAATTACTGATAGTGCCTGAGTAAGGTCATTTTGTAGCCTTTGTGCCTGCAACTGTTCAATTTGCAGCGAATTCATTTGTTGCAGCGGATCATTTAGCATTATACCAAGATTTATAAATGCATCATTTATGCCAAGTGATTTTGAGAGAGCACCTTTTATGAGTCCTGCACCGGGTGTACCTTTGAACCCTGAGGTAAGTTCCGTAACTCTGTTCAAGGCTATTTTAGTTGCTTCTACAATGTCGCCTGATATGTCGGACGCGAGTAATTCCAGAGGAACCCCAAGTCTCATGGCTAATTTGGTTGACTCAGCGGTACCCCCTACTAATTTACTCATTATAGATTCTAGGGCTTTTTGGGCTCCAAGTCCGAATCTACCTGTCATGGTAGCTGCGGCTTCTTCAATGGCAGCTGCAGTTCCTGGTCCAAAGGAAGCTGCGGCAGACTCGAGTGCAGGTCTGAGTGCTTGCATAGATTTTACAATTGCATCCCCTGTAATACCAAACTGAGATCCAACTTCCACAAAACTCCTAGCCAACTGTATAGATGCATCTGTTGAAATTCCTAAAGTTCTTCTATTGAAGGTCATATTATCAGCTAAAGCTCTAGTATCCAAACCTAAAGATTTTGACTGTGCTAAAAGTCTTACAGTGTCTTTCACATTTCTACGAACACCTGTAAGAAAAGTGTCGGCAATAGCATCTCCGGCCTGCTCGAAAGTTACCCCTACCTGATCTAGGTGATGAGTATTATTCGCAAGGTTTCGGCCAGTAAAGGATAAAAGCCCTGCCAACTTGTTCTGCATTTTAATTGAGTCTCTTACAGCTACAGCCATTTGTTGTGCCGCAAGACCCATACCCCTAATCGGTGGAAGAGCATCTTTTATCAGTCGGAATACTGTCGTGTCTAAAGAATAGGACAAATCCCTAACAGACGCATCTAAATGCGAAAAGGTTCTTTGGTCGAATTGTTCGTCTGGGGCTGCCATATTATCGCTTGTAGAGGCTATTCTAGCTCTTCTTGCTCTCTCTTCATGTATATACTTGCGTCAACAGTGTGAAAATCCTCTCGGTATTTTAGGTTATAGATCCTGTATTTTGCTTTCGGGGCTACAGCACCGAGAGCAATTACATCTTTCCAGGTTATAATCCTTTTTTTCCCAAAACGTCTCAAAAGAAATGCTATCATTGTGGGAGACAGATCGTTCAATACTATACCAGCCATATACTCGTTACTACCCTTAGAAAACTGCCTCTGTCCTTTTCTCCTTACATTGATAATTAGTGGCTGTCCTATACTTGCTGTTTTTGATATGTAAGTGAATGTGAACAGACTTCCTATAGCGGATTCAATTTTGTGTTCTTTTGTGAAAGCTGTGGCTTCCATGCCCAGTGGCAAAGATTCTGTAATATTTTTCGGCATAAATGGTTGTGAACTTCTTTAATACAATATATTTATATGATTTTCTCTGAAACTAAAAAACTAAAAAACAAAGAAAAAATTTAATTAAACTACTATAAACATATAGCGTTATGAGTGATTTCGAATCCGAGGTAGAAATTCATGAATTTTTAGAGCAGGTAGATTATGCTTTGAGTTCTAAGTTTACAGAAAAATGGAGGCATAGGTTCTCTCCTCACTTTATATCTATATTCCAAGAATACTTATTAAAAGCTATGAAAAATAGAAAACCCGTGAAAAGGTCTACTATTATTTCAACGTATACAAAAAAACACAGATACTCAGAACGTGAAGTTAATGAGTTCTTTAGGAAGATTGATGTTACTTTGTACTGTCCAGCTATAAAGCTTGACTAGGTTTTCTTCCTAGGGTATTTTTCTTTTTCCTTAGCCTTAGCTTCTTCCAGCATCCTAGGAGTTCCTCCAAATTCTGGGCACAGATTCTTGAAGCTACACCAATCACAGAATTGATTTAGTACCGGCTTTAGGTCTTGAGCCTTCTTTTTTCTAATCTCCCAGATCTTACTCTTTAGTGTTCTTAGAAAAGAATTTACTTGTGTAGGTCCATAGGATATCGAAACTAGTTTATCTAAGTGAGGATAGTAGTGCGATACGGTGATATCTGAGAACGGAACGTTGTACATCTTGTGTATTGCAAAAGCATACATCAACATCTGGGGGTCTTTGAACAAAGAAGTCTTTGTTGCTGCTTGCCTGGAAGTCTTGTAATCTATTACTAAGTATTTTCCAGTCTTCCCTTTGATGACACGGTCAATAATTCCATTTATAGCGAAATCATCAGTCATCTTGATCTCGAAAGGAAGTTCGGTACTGACGTTCTCCTCCAACTGGGAATTGAAATTGAAGAAGTTGACAAGAATCTTGTCTAGCTGAGCTTCCTTCTTTTTATCTGAAAACTTATAGTTTGGTCGTAATTCGCCGGCGAGCTCACGAAGCTCATCTACAGATTTAGCATCTACGCCATCCTCAAGAATTTTGTGCACATAAGACCCAAATTGGAGAGCATTAGTATTGCTGTTAGGATTATAGAGATCTTTCAAATAGTCTACGTATCTAAATTTATAACGCTGACGACACTCGTTGTAGGTTTTTAATTTACTGGGAGAAACTTTGGATATAAACATGGTCTGTGTACCTTTAATATGTTGTGAACCCCCAGATATCATATCTATGAAGATTCCGCCTAGTATTATTAAAGATTATATTATTGATAAGTTTCAAGATTATCATGTGGCAGGGGAAGAATTTATTGTGAATTCTCTGTTTTTTGATGATTCTAAGGGGCACATGTCAATTAATGGAGAAACCGGACTCTGGCAATGTTTCAAGTCCAAGGAGAAAGGTAGCTTTGTACACCTAGTGTCCTTCATCGAATGTATATCATATGACGATGCGTCTATGCTCGTAATGCGAAAGTTGGTTGATACGCCAGAACTTATATTCGCTTCTCCTTCCAGGTACAAGGCTCCTCCCCCGCTGAATGCTAAAAATATACAGGAAGAGGTCCAAAACTTCAAGTTGTTAGACTTCACCGATAATAGATCTCCAGAGTCTATAGTTGAAAGGCTTGCCTGTAAAATGATTCGGTCCAGGGGCTTAGAGAGCCAAAAATTTTATGTTGCCACGAAAGGAAAATACGTAAATCGTTTGATAATTCCTTACGAAGACTCCAGGGGTCTTTTCTACTTCCAAGCTCGTAATCTGCTAGGTTCTGGAATGAAGTACCTAAATCCCACCTACAAGGAGTACGGTGTAAAATCCTCTGAGGTATTGTTTCCTTTTGACCTTGGAGAATCTTATGTTTTAGTTGTTGAAGGTCCTCTTGACGCTATCGCTCTTCGAGGGTGTGGAGTAAATGCAACAAGTATCCAGGGTAGTTTCATGTCTTACTCCCAGATAAAGGATCTTTCTAGCAAAAAAATAATTCTATCTTTTGATAACGATGATCCTGGAAAAGATGGGATGGAGAAGGCTGCTAAACTTATTAGGTCTAAAAATCTCCCCTTACCTTGGATTGTTCAGCCTCCTAGAAAGTTTAAGGATTGGAACGAGTTTACTGTCCAAGCCCCTAAAAAAGAAGTATTGCTTTATATAAATAAAACGATTACGCGGATGGATTTCAGTTATAAGATTAGCGAACTACTAAATTAAATTTATCGCTTACAACTACTTGGTCCAACACATTAGAACTTACCTGAAGTTCGTACATTCCCGTCTCGACATCATTTGTATTCCAATTATAAGTAATTGTATCTTCTGAATCAATTTGAACATATCCTTCAGTGTCGGCCCAGTCTTTGATTTGGGTATAAGGAAGTCCTGTAGAAGTATCATCTTTTAGTTTGATAATTCGAATTGCAGCATTATCGACGACTGATTGAGAGAATATATTTTTGATTTCCTCAGTTATGTTTCTATTGTTTACCACGTGGTCAGATTTTATTTGAATCTTTGTGGTTGAATTTTTATTCACATATTTCTGAATCAAACTGTGAGACGTGGTTACCAGCAGAGGCTCTGTTGTAGAGAAAATTGTATCTCTAAACAGTTCAAAAGAGTGGATATAAGTTTTCGGGTCTGAACCTATAACGTCAACAAGAGTCCAGATATCGAAATATTTTCCGGTTCCAGATGCAAAATTACCCCTAGTTCCTGAAGCTGTAAGATCTCCTGATTTCAGAACGACAGCGAAATGCCCCTCTCCATCACCTATACGGTAAATTCCACTAGCCGATTGTACAGTATTGATAAATCCCGTAGGATCGAATGCTACATCAGCAGGATCTTGAACTGCTCCAGAAAAAGTTCCAGAGTTTGTAAAGATCATATCTGCATCAACAATAGAGCTGGGAGTAACTAGCCCATCCTCGTTCAACCATACACTGGAATCTCCGTTAGAATTATCTGGGAAGACGTAAACGCTACACACTTCGTATGGGTGTGCGAAGGCTCCATTGTTAATGAAGAAAAACTCCAAATAAGTGTTTCCCAGGACTCCTGGCCTGTTATGTCTTGGGGTTACGTTATGTCCGTTTAGTTGTACCATTGTAATTCCTTCAAGGTATTTACTACTTAACTTTATCCATTTCTGCAGATTCTCTGTCGGACTCTTCCTTTCGAATCTTTATATATTCTTCTCGGTCTATTGACGTCATCGTATTGACATCGTGAAGGCTAAAACCGCAATGGTGAACTAGAACGTAGGACTCCTGATACAAGGAATCCCCCTTTAGCCGAACTTCTAACTCACCGAGAAAAAATTTTCGTTCAGGGGTAGGTCAGCAGATTGATCATTTCCACATCGAATGCATTTAAATCTTACTTTTGAATCAAGACCTACACCACTCCCAAAGGCTGTTTCTCGGATAACAGCGGCATCCCTAGCTGAAGTTTTAGCTAAGAAGTTTTGAATTACTGTACGCTCATCATACTTTCCAAGCCTAATAACGAATCTCCATAGGTTATCCATTATAAGTGCTGGATTTTCAAGATATACATCATCTGCAGTCCTTGGAACCCTAATGACAGCTTCTATTTCGGAATCTGGAAGAGTAACGGAAATCTCTGGACTTGCATCGTCTTCTACGTAGACAGTTCCTAGCTTGTCCAGTTCTACAACAAGTTCATTTTTCTCTTGACAGGATACACATTCAGCTTCGATAGGGTATTCATTGCCGTACGAAATTTCCCTTAGCTTGTAGAGGAGATACCCTTTATCCACTAAACTCATTTCAGGGTAAGGGATACCTTTGGTACACCTCCGGAATAGGGAAGTAACTGCTGACTTGATATCAGAAATTGAAGTTACTGAACGTAAGATCTTCTCGTCCTCAAAATTAAAAGGTTTGATTTCTATCGTATCACCAACACCTTCGTTATACTTGCCAAGAGATGGTAGTTTTACTGGTACCCATCCGCTTTTGGCATTGACCTTCGATAACAGATCATCTAATGCTTTAGATACAGAGTTATCCTCACTTTTTTGGTTACTAGCAGGTACTTGAGTGGGAGTATTTTGGATGTCAGGATCCGCCATTCTCTCTTTTGCAAGATCTAAAATTGTTTTTTCTTCAGTCATAATAAGATTCGAATTCTATCTATAATAGAAAATAACAAGAAATTTTATGAAAATTTTTGTATCTAATGTATATTCAGTGCTCAAAACTAAAGAGAAAGAACTTCTAAAAGCTTTAGGCAAGAAATATAGTTGTAAAACTCCCGGATATCAATTTACCCCCTCTTACAAAAGAGGGTCTTGGAACGGAGAAAAAGAATTTTTCAACTCTAAAACTGGAAAATTTGGTTCCGGGTTGTTATATAGCATCATTGAAGATTTGAATTATTTGGATCGAGATTTTGAAATTGTAGATGGTAGAAGTACCCTTTCCTTTGAAGATTACGACTTAGAAGGTATTGAATACCGTCCATACCAAAAATACCTTATTGAAGAAGCTCTTGAACGGAAGTCGTGTATTATAAAAGCTCCGACTGGAAGTGGGAAGACTATTGTAATGGGAGGACTTCTAAAAGCCCTCGAAGGTAAGAAAGGCATCGTATTCTTCAACAAAAAACAACTTCTCCACCAGACCTATAAGTTTCTTACGGAGCATGGGGTTGAAGTTGGGATAGCTTTTGGTGACGGGGTTGATATAAAAGATATCACTTTGTGCACTATTCAGTCGGTGGATAAGATTATCATATCTCACCTAGAAGATTCTGATTTCATTATGTTTGATGAGATTCATGAGTTTGCTCGCGGAAAATTAGCGACTAAGGTCCTAAAATCTTTCCCTTCAGCATCCATTCGTATAGGCATGACTGCTACACCCCCAACTGAGAAATATTCCAGGCTTTCCCTTACTTCATTTCTAGGTAAGGAAATAGAGTATGTTACTGCGGAAGAACTTGTATCAGAAGGGTATCTCACTCCTCCATCAATTCAAATGATTGAAATGCCTGATATTGAGATAGACGCATATGAAAATCAATCGTATGTGGAAATCTACAATGATTACATCGTTGACAACGATGAGAGGAATAATATGATTGCGGATATCGCAAGAAATATTACAGGTGACAAGTCCAAGATACTAATACTTACTAAGAATTTGAAACACGCTGAGAAGCTAAATAAGCTCCTTCCAGGGTCTTTCAAGCTTGAAGGCAAGGATAGTCTCAAAGATCGAGAGGATGTCTTACAGAGCTTTGTTGGTGCTACTGGACCCTCTATAATCATAGGTACGATTATATTCCAAACAGGGGTGGATATTCCTGAGCTTACCCATCTAATAAATGCAAGAGGTCTCAAATCTGAAATTGCAACAGTTCAGGCTTTAGGAAGAACTTTAAGAAAACATGAGAATAAATCCAAAGTTTTCATCTATGATTTTATAGACAAAGCTCCATATCTAGGAAAGCATTCAGTCCAACGTCTCAGGGCGTACAAATCGCTAAATTTTAAAGTAGAAATCCATGAAATCAAAGAAAAATAAAGAATCGTCAATAAATGAGTTGTCTAGTACGGACAAGGACTCCCTAAAGTACATGACTGATAAACTGGAAAAGCTAAGGGAGTCCTCTGAAATAACAGAGGACTCCATTGGGGATATCTCGGGTGTTGTCTTAGAACTTCTTGGTATGCAGAACAGACATCAGACGTTACTAAGACGATGGATCAAGCAAGGATATATTTCGGATTAGGCCTCGTACTGGTCATCTTCGTCATCGTCCTCTAGACCCTCTTCTCCTCCTCCTCCGAGACCGAGGCTTTTCACGAGTGCGTTGAGGTCAGCTGCAAGCTGAGATCCTCCTTCGGCACCCCCTCCTCCTTCTTCCCCTGCATCCATAGGGATATCTCCGCCAGAATCAT